GTCCGCCGTGTTATTGGCGTTGCCAAGGCCAACATCGCCTTTTTCTAGCGCAATATCACCGGAAAGCTCTTTGCCATTCACCTTGCGAGTGTTCGGTACCTTTCCGGCCAAACCGTCCGAAAGGGCACTCGCCGTCGCGTAGTGAGCGGGCAACTGACCGCCGAACTTGAGTGCATCCGGTGCCTTGCCGCCAATAACGATCTGATCAATCTGGTTTTGGGCAAGAGTGATTGACTGCTGCAAATTGACGATCTGCGGCGCAACGTTGATCTGAATATAGTCAAGCGAAGCCTGAATACCCTGCGCTTTCAAGCTTTCGAAGCTGGCTTCCAACTGTTCGCGAGCTGCAATGCGATCGGCAAGGTCACCAAATATCGCGTTCCACAGATCGGCCGTGAACTCGGTCGGAGGCCATGAGGGAAGCTGGTAGCGATTATCGCGCGTTGGCGTAGTCAATGACATCCTCCCCTTCCTGCTCGATGACGGATTTCAGAACCGAGCCGGACATTTCGATTTTGTTGAGTGGCCGATACCGGAAGGGTCCGAGCGTTACCGGCCGCGTCAGTTTGACGTCATAGGTCTTCTTTTCATCGACTTTCATGGATGCCTCGGGGCTAAAGGGCGGAAATGAAACCGTCCTGAAGGAACGGAACGGTGACGGGGTTGTCGGTGTTGGCGGCAAAATGCATCCGGGCGGATTGCGTGGCTGCGCCGAGCGAATAAGTAGAAAGGAAGGTTCGCCGCGCCGGATTGCTCGGGTCAACCGTGACTTCCGTTGTGCCAGGAACAATCACGTTGTTGCCCACCATGATCCGGGGTGTGAAGGTGTGGTGAGCCGGGTCGAAGGAATCCAGCGTGTATTGCGTCACGATCGCGCTGGTGGAGATACCGAACTCGAAGGCTTTGCTGACCGCTTTCATGTTGGTGCGGTTGCGAGCTACACGCGAGACAGCGGTCGCGTCCAGCAGGATCATCGGCTGAAGATCAGCGGTGCCGACCATCACGAGGCGCAGCTCCACCGATGCCGGCAGGCCAACGAGCGGGTTGGTGGCGGGATCACCATCATCCAGCTCGACCCATGCAGTCGTTCCTGCAGGACGGATTTCCCATACCAGTGCCGTGCCGCCCGGAACCCATCCTGAGAAAAGCATGTCGATCTGGGTCATGCCGTCAGCGAGATTGAGAGCCTGCATCGGAACAACGGTGCGAGGGCTGTGGTACCGCGCTCCATTCACCCGGAAGCAGAAGTCGATGTCCATCGAACCTTGGGCGAATACGCCGTCCGTGCAGGAGAACTGCGTGCCACCGGTGTATTTGTTGCCGGTGGAGACCGAGAGTGCATGTGCGCCCGTGGTCACGGTCACGATGGCGTAGCGCTTGCCGCTCTCCATGAGCGTGTACGGCATTACACAATTGACCCAGCCGACCGCCATGTCCTTGTGTTCGATCTTGCTAACGGCAAGCACGCGGTCGAACAGTGGTGTCCCACCCGTCGAAACCTCGACAACGGCGACGTGAACATCGCCATCAAGTCCTACTTTAGCAAAATGCAGGTCGATGGACGTCATCAGCATGGGCTGCGCGACGAGGAACGATTGGGCATAGATCGAGCCATTCATTCCGACTTTTTCAGTGACGTACTCCCAATACGGTTCGCTATAGATCTCGTAGCGGATTTGGCGCACGCCGTAGGTTTGATGACCGACGCCGAGGTTCGCCCGGATTTCAACAACCTCGAACTGCTCGCCACCCACGTTCAGCATCTGGCCGACGCGGGAATCGCCGCCCAATCCAGCCCAACCGGCGGCGTTTTCGCAGGCCCCCATTGTCGGACCATAGGTGAGACGAATGCGGGAGGCTTCCATCCGCGTCAGTGTCGTTTGCGTGTGGACCAGCTGCGAGATGTTGAGCGTACTGTCGAGCGACGTGTTCTCGATCTTCACGACCTCGTCAAAAGCCGGGACCATGCGACGGTCCCGGAAGGCGATCTGCGCATTGTCCTCGGCCTGCACTTCGAGGCGTGCCTGCGTCATCGCGGCAAATCCAAAGCGAACGCCTTCCTCGACCCGCGCCAGCCAGTCCACATGCTGCAGGTCCCACCGATCGGGAATGAGGCCATTGTCGAATACATAGGCGCGGGCTTCGTCAGGCAGATCGACCTTCAGCCTTGCGGCACCGATGTCGCGCTGCATCTGGCGGATGATCGCAGGACGCGGGATATCCGTCAGCCGGGTGGCAATGTTGGTGATTTGCGTCTCGATGGTCTCGGTGCGGAGGAAGAGACCGGAAAGATTTATCTCCAGCGCCGTTACACGGCCCTCGACCTCGTAAAGCGTCTTCACGCGGCTCGTGTTGCCCGGCTCGATGACATCAACGCCGGTCGATTTCAGGAGGACGAAAGCGATGCACGCGTCGGTCTCGGCGACTACCGGCTTTGCAGGAACCGGGTTCGCCTCGCCAGCCTGCACGATCAGATTAACGATGCGGCGGACAGTCTTAGGCGTGACGCGCTGAACCGGTATCGAGGTCTCGGGGTCCTGAGATGTCTCGAACGGCCTGCTTGCAGTCTCAGTAATTTCTTCGCCGCGCAGCAGGATTGCCACCCAGCGCTGGTCAGACGCTGCAGGCGGAATTTGAAGCTGAAGATTGACGTCCTTGGAAGCCGCCTGCGCGTAGACCTTCTCCCCGGCCACGTACCGGCCCGGCGATACGGTGATTTCCTGCACGGACTTTCGGGCAACGGTGAAGTGCGACCAGTGCGCTGGATAGCCGATTGCGTCCCGCCAAACGCCATCAATGTCCTGCTGCGCAAACAGGCTGATATTTTCAAAGTCGCTGTGGTCGGCAATTTCGGCATTCGAGAAGGTAACGCGGGGCATGGGCAGGTCCTCGGATCAAAGATATTGGCGCTGGCGATAACCGCCCGGCGAAGTGACGCCGTCGATCATGACGGCGTCCTGCAGGGTGATGGGTCGACGCCATGCGAAGGTGACGGTGTAGAGGGTGTCCGGCGTCTTGGCGGTGACCATGGCACGGCGGGCGCGGCGGATCGGCTCAAGATCGACGGATGTGAGAGCGGCGCGGCCGAAAGCAGATCGGCCGATCTGGAAATGGTTTTTCGGAGCGCGCAACGTGACGTGCACGAGGTAATGCGCGGTGAACGGTTGGTGCGCGATCGGCGTGCGACCGATGACAGCACGACCGAAGGTGAACCGGGCCGGATGGGCGATGCGGTCAATGATATCGGCGTCGACAAAAGCCAGATAGCGCTTCAGGCCGACAAGCGTGCCTTTCAATGCCGCCAAGGGTGACGCGGGATAGTCGGTCGACAAGCCGGCGCACTGCGCAATCATCTCGCGCTTCCGCTCCTCGGACCAATCATCGTACCAGAGATCGACGGAATGATGTGCGGCAAGCCATGGCAAGAAGCGCGCCGGCGTACGGTACGGGTCCATGATGACGTCATAAGGAATAGGCAGATCGTCGGTCATTCCGGCAATCAGCGCCTTCTCGAAAGCCCCGCTCATGAGCGCACCTCGACGGCGATGTCGAGGCCGGTCATGACCGGAACCGCATAAGGGTCGGCGGATATGATCACCGGGGCGCGATCGATGACCTTGACGATGCCCGGCCCATAAGCAGCACCCGAGAGCAGCGCTGCAGGAACCTCGCCGTTGATCGCGATCCGGTCGGTCGCTGCGGCAATGACGCGCTTCTCCGCTTCCGCCTTCAGCAGCTCCGGCGATGGTCCCGAGGCGGCGACCTCGACAGTGAGCGCGACCTGATACTCCTGCCGCGATGCCGACATCACCGAGAGGCCAACAGCCTCCGGTGTGCGGTCGGGATGCGCGACGGCGCTCCGGATCGTCGCCAGTTCGCCGGAGGTCAGCAAGCGGCCGCCCGGTCCGATCAGGACAACGTCTGTATCACCGCGCCGGCCATGCACGGCCCGGCCGTTGACACGCGCATCCCAAAGCCCAAGTGTCTTGTCGGCCGACTGTGGCCAAGCGGTCCACGCATCATAGAGATAGCGCCCGGCCGACGCCGAAGACGGAAGGTCGTAAGCCAGAAGATATCGGCGCAACAGAGCGACGTCGCCCTCCATGACAGCAGCAGCGTCACCAGTCGCAGGGATAATGACCTGGCGCTGCACGTTCTTGCCTGCAACGACCGTATCAAGGTTGCCTTTGGTGGCCAGAACGGCAAGCAAGGCCTTCAGGCCGTCATTCACTCGCTGGCGATCAAGCAGGCGCAGCCACGACCACGCTTGGCCAGCAATGTTGGCGCTGTCCGTTTCGAGATCGATGGTGTCATAAGAAGGCAAGGAAGGGTCTTTCGCCCGTGCTGCATTCCACGAGG